TGACTCAGGCCGATCCGGCGGCCGACATCCGCGCGAAGGCCGCGGCCGAGAGCGAGCGCATTGCGGCGGTCCGCAAGGTGTGCGGCGGGCAGTACCTGGAGGTCGAGGCAAAGGCGATCCGCGAGGGTTGGGACGCGACGAAGTGCGAGCTGGAGGTCCTGCGCGCCAGCCGGCCCAAGGCCCCGGCGGTCCTCTCTTCGGACAACGGCGTCAACGCCGTGATGCTGGAGGCGGCCTGCGCGCTGACGGCCAAGCTGGAGACCGCCGAGAAGGTCTACGACGAGCAGACCCTCGACGCCGCCACAAAGCGGTTCAAAGGCGGGATCGGCTTGCAGGAACTCCTGCTTGAGGCCGCCTGGGCGAACGGCTACACCGGTCGCAACTTCCGCGACAGCCGTGCCGTGCTGCGCTTCGCCTTCGCGCCCGGCGTCCAGGCCAGCCTCTCGACTGTGGACCTGGGCGGCATCCTCTCCAACGTCGCCAACAAGTTCCTGCTGGAAGGCTTCTTCTCGGTCGAGCGGACCTGGCGGAACATCTGCGCCGTCCGCAACGTCTCGGACTTCAAGACCGTCACGAGCTACCGGCTGATCGGGAGGGATCAGTACGAACTCGTGGCCCCGGGCGGCGAGCTGAAGAAGGGGACGCTCGGCAACGAGAGCTACAGCAACAAGGCCGACACCTACGGCCTGCTGCTCGCCATTGACCGCCGGGACATCATCAATGACGACCTCGGGGCCATCACGCTGGTGCCCCGGAAGCTCGGTCGCGGCTCGGGCCTCAAGATCAACGATGTCTTCTGGACCACGTTCCTCAACAACGCCGCCTTCTTCTCCGCCGCCAACAAGAACCTGCTCACCGGCGTGGACACGGGGCTCGGGATTGACGGCCTGACCAAGGCCGAAGTCGCGTTCCTGGAGCAGGTGGACGCGGACGGCAAGCCCATTGGCATCATGCCGGTGATCCTGCTCGTGCCGCCGGCTCTGAGCGCCATCGGCACGCAGCTCTACAAGTCGCTGGAGATCCGCGACACGACGGCCAACGCCAGGTTCCCCGTCGCCAACCCCCACCAGGGCAAGTTCCGCATCGAGGTCAGCCGGTATCTGTCCAACCCGAAGTATCCCGGCTTCTCCGCGAAGGCGTGGCATCTGCTCGCGGAGCCGACCGATCTGCCGGTGATCGAGGTTGCGTTCCTGAACGGCCAGGAGTCGCCGGTCATCGAGACGGCCGAGGCCGACTTCAACGTGCTGGGCATCCAGATGCGCGGCTACCACGACTTCGGCGTGGCGCTCCAGGACCCGCGCGGCGGGATCAAGGCGGCCGGGCAGTAACCCCCAACCACCCAAGCCAACTCAGACAGGAGAGCCGCAATGGTTGCTGAGAGCGTACAGGACGGGAACTCGGTGGACTACACGCCCGCTGCCGACGTGGCCGCGGGTGACGTGGTGGTCCTGGGGGAACTGGTGGGCGTGGCGCCACGCCCCATCAAGGCCGGCGAGAATGGCTCGCTGGCTGTGGTGGGTATCTTCGCCTTCCCGAAGACGGTTGGCGCCGGCAGCGGCTTGGCCTTCGGCGTGAAGGTCTACTGGGATGCGGTGGCCAAGGTCGTGACGGCGACGGTCGGCGCCAACAAGTACGTCGGCAAGACCGTGCAGGCCGCCGCCGACAGCGACGCGGCCGTCCGCACGCGCCTCTGCCCGTAGGTGTCGGTGGGTTGGCTGGCTGTGCGGCCGAACCGGTCACACCCCCCGGCCGGGGACAGTCCCAGCCAGCCAACCATTCGGAGACCAAGTGCCGTGCCAGACCTTCTTGCCCAGGGCGCCAGGTGGCTGGAAGCGCAGCGGACGAAGTTCTGCACCCGCCGCGTGACGTACCGGCGCGGGACCGACTCCGTTGAGATCCGCGCCACGGCTGGGAAGACGGTCTTCCAGGTGGACAAGGGCTACGGGTTGCAGGAGCGCTTCGAGGCTCGTGACTACCTGGTCCTCGTGAAAGACCTGGTTCTGGGCGAGCAGGAGACGCTTCCGAAGGCGGGCGATCACGTCCGCGAGACCGAAGCCCAGAAAGTCTTCGTTTACGAGGTCATGGCGCCGGGTTCGGAGCCGTGCTGGCGGTACTCGGACCCCTTCCGCAGGACGCTCAGGATTCACACGAAGCTCGTAACCGTGGAGGACGTGCCGTGATCGAGAGCCTGGCCAAGGGCGGCATGGGCGTGCTTCTGATCGCCGCGACGCCCATCGGCGGCGATCCATCGGCCTGGGCGCAGTGGGGCCTGGCGGGCCTCGTCGTCGGGTACACGCTCTACCGTGATTGGCAACGCGAGAAGCGCATGTCCGTGGCGCTGGAGAAGCACCAGGCGTGGGTGCAGCAGACGCTTCTTGGCGCTTTGGAACGCAGCAGCCTGGCAATGGAGCGGATCACCGCCGTGCGGTCCTGTCCGTTGGACCGGGAGAGGCGCCATGACGCCTGAACTCCTACGCATCGCTGATGGCGTCGTGGCTGTCCTCAACGCCGCGTCGTTGAGCCAGCCCTTCCAGGCGGAGCGACTCTACCTGCCGCAGTTCGAGTTGCCCGACCTGAAGGTCCTGCACGTCACGGTAGTGCCGAAGGACGAAGACACCAAGCCGCTCAGTCGCCGCCAGGCGCAGCGCATCTACCGGGTGGACGTGGGTGTCCAGAAGAAGTTCGAGAAGGGCGACGCGGCCGAACTGGACCCGTTGGTGGCGTTGGTTGAGGAGATCGCGGCGCTGTTCCGCGGCAAGCGCCTGCAGGCCGTGCCGGAAGCCGTCTGCACGGTCACGAAGCCGGACCCGATCTACTCGCCCGAGCACATGGAACAGTTCCGGCAGTTCACGAGCGTAGTAACGCTCACGTTCAAGGCGCTGTAACCCATGAACAACGTCCTGCTGCGCAAGATCACGCTGACGACGCAGTTCCAGCCGCTCAGCACGAAGCAGAGCGAAGTGCTCTCTGTCACGGTCCGCCTGCCCAGCGGCAACAAGCAGGATGTCGTCTTCCTCGGCGAGAACGGCACCGAGGTCCCGTGGGAGCCGGGCACGCAGTTCCGCCTGAGCAAGGTGGACCTCGCCGAGATCCGCGTGAAGGGTCGCGCCGGCGACCTCGTGATCCTCACCGGTGGCACGTGGTGAGGGTGCGCGTCAGGACCAAGGACGAGAGCCGTTCCGTCGTCCGCGCCGCAAAGGCCGGCTCGATCAAAAGCCTCGGCCGCGCCGGCGCCTACATCCGCGGGATCGCGCGGAGAAGCATCAAGGTTTCGCCCGACCCTTCGCCGGCTGGCAAGCCGCCGCACACGCGGAAAGGGCGACTGAAGAACGCGGTCCTGTACTCGGTCGAGAGGGGCCAGGAGCGCGTGGTCATCGGCCCGACCGCCACGGAGCTGGGCCGCGTCGGGCACACGCATGAGTTCGGCGGGACGCAAGGCCCGAAGAAGCGCAAGGGCCGCAAGGCCAACTGGAAGCTCGAACGCGGTGGACACGGGCCGATCAAGACGGAGGGCGGCAAGCCGGTCGTCGTGAAGCTGACGACGGAGAGACAAGTCGCCCGGGCAAAGGAAGTGGTCGCTTCACTACCGCCCTCGTTGGGCGGCCCCCCGTCCACGAAGTCCCGGCGCTACCCGCCGCGGCCGTTCATGGGGCCGGCGCTGGAAGTGAGCAAGGCACGGTTGCCCAGGCTCTGGGCAAACTCGGTGAAGGGAGGCTGAAAACGTGGGCGCTCGCTTGGGGATGGAAGGCAAGCTTTACCGCAACACCGGCACCTACGACGCGCCGGCGTGGGTTGAGCTGAGCAACGTCAAGGACCTCACCCTCAACCTCGAAAAGGGCGAGGCCGATGTGACCACCCGCGCCAATGGCGGCTGGAAGGCCACGCTTGCCACGCTGAAAGAGGGTTCGCTCGAGTTCGAGATGGTCTGGGACCCGTCTGATGCCGGCTTTGCGGCGCTGAAGGACGCCTGGTTCAACAACACGCCCGTCGAGATGGCGGTGATGGACGGTCCGATCAACCAGGCCGGCTCCCAGGGCCTGCGCGCGACCTTCTCGGTCCTCACCTTCAGCCGCAAGGAGCCGTTGGAGGAAGCCATGACCGCGTCGGTCTCGATCAAGCCGACGTTCGCCGCGCACGCGCCGGAGTGGATGGTCGTCCCGCCCCAGCCGTAGGCACGTGGCCCTCGCCCCAGGAGACCAAGAGATGAAGACCTTCAAAGATAACGCCGGCCGCACCTGGACCGTCTCCGTGGACTGCGACGCTTTGAAGCGCGTCCGCGCGCTCCTCAACGTCAACCTGGTCAGCACCGAGTTCGTCAAGGTGCTGGAGCAGCTCCTGTCCGACCCCATCCTGCTCTGCGACGTGCTCTACGTCGTCTGCAAGCCGGAGGCCGAGAAGCAGAACGTCTCCGACGTGGACTTCGGCCGCGCGATGGCCGGAGACGCGATTGAGCACGCCACGGCGGCCCTGCTGGAAAGCCTGGCGGATTTTACCCCGAACCCGCGCGACCGGGCGCGGGTGCAGCGGGTCCTGGCGGCCATGCACACGCTGGCCGAACGCCAGCGGGACGTGGCCGAGAAGAGGCTGGAACAGGGGATCGAGAAGGCCATGCAGAGCGTCGCACCGATCTCTGGCCCGACCTCTGGCGACTCGCCGGCTTCCTCGGCGTCCATCCTGGCCAACTGACACTGC